GGGACTGGTGCTGGAGCTGGTAACGGTGCTGGAGCTGGTTGAGGGACTGGTGCTGGAGCTGGTAATGGTGCTGGAGCTGGTTGAGGGACTGGTGCTGGAGCTGGTAACGGTGCTGGGCTAGGTTCTGGTGCTGGTACTGGAGCTGGTGACGGGCTAGGTTCTGGTGCTGGTAACGGAGCTGGTAACGGTGCTGGTCCTACAAAAGGCGGTGGTGCTACAAAAGGTGGTGGATAATTAATAATTAATTTATTATCTAACACAACAGCAACATAAAATAATAAATCTATCCAATAATTTGATGTAATATTTGGAGTAGCACTTGTATAATAAAACGACCCATCATTATTAATATAAAATGTATTTGATTCTCCAAAAGCATTTGTTTGAATTACTTTATTATAATATTGTAATTGATTTAATGGATATACTTGAGGATAAATAGACCATATAATTCTAATAACTAAATCATTAATTGAATTTACATTATATGTACTCTCTAATGATTTTACTAAATTATATAGTTCACTATTTGTATAATTTAATGGAGAGGCTGGTGTTTTTTGAGTATATGTAATTGAACCTTTCTTTGATAGCAATAAAGCAGTTTGACCACCTTTTTGTTTTTTAGATTTCTTTACTTTAATATTGTTTAATTTTTTTAAAGCAGATTCTATTAATTTACCACCAGATAGTGCCGCAGTTAATGCCCCTATTTCATAATTATCAAGTGGTCTGATAGTTCCTGCTGGTGCTGGGGCTGATGCTAGAAAAGGTGCTGGTGCGTTATTAATACTTGATAAAGCAGATTGTAAAGATGATATCTCATATGAATTTAATCCACGAACTGGAAATGCTCCTTGTATAACAGATTTTTCATTAGAATCTAAAATAGACTGTATATCATTATAATATGATTTTAATAATGATATTATATTATTTGTAGGATTAATATAAGGAAGCATAATGGTAAACGCATCTAAGATTGCTCTTTTTTCCCAATTTTCTAATTGAGGTTCTGCTGGTGACGGAGCTGGTGTTGGTGCTGGTGCTGGTGTTGGTACTGGTGCTGGTGTTGGTGTTGGTACTGGAGATGGGCTAGGTGCTGGAGATGGGCTAGGTGCTGGTGCTGGTGTTTGTACTGGTGCTGGTGCTGGGCTAGGCTCTGATACTGACACTGGTGCTGGGCTAGGCTCTGGTGCTTGTGGTGACGGAGTAATACCACCACAATTATTATTAACAACCACATTACATGATGGTTGTTTTTGTAAAGATATTAACATCGTTAATAATTCTTTTAATTCATTTAATGTGGTCTTTCCTTTTTCAAAAACATTATTTTCATCATTTTCAATACGAGTAGTTGTTGTTATAGTTTTATTTCCACTATGTATTTTTTTTGTATTTATATCTATTGGCATTGATACTTCTTCTGCTTTTGTAGTGCTGGGTTGATACATAAAATTATATAATGTATTACTTGTTTGCGATGTTGATGAAGAAATTGTTGGAATATTTTCTCCAGAAACTAAATTTGGCGGAGAAGAACCATCATTTGTTGTAATAATTCCATTTACATTAGAATCTGGAACTGTAATAGAAAAATTAGTTGTATCTATAATAATATCATGTCTTACATTATTTTCAACAATAAAATATGTATTATTTACAGTATCATAATAAATAGGATATACATTATTTGGTTGAATATCTCCTCCAGATTGATTTCCACCTCCAGATTGATTTATTTTAATACTATAGTTTGTAGTTAAATATGTAATTGGTGTAGATTGAACTTTAGTATATGAATCCTGTTGTGCTGGTGCTGGGACTGGTGATGGGCTAGGTTCTGGTGCTGGTGATGGGCTAGGTTCTGGTGCTGGTGCTGGTGCTGGTGCTGGTGACGGGACTGGTGTTGGTAATGGGACTGGGACTGGTTGCAAGACTAGTGATGGTAGTGGGACTGGGACTGGTTGACTAGATACATCTAATGCTGGAGATTTGTTTTCTACCAGAGATACATCTAATGCTGGTGCTGGACTAGGCTGAATAGATACATCTAATGTTGGAGATTTGTTTTCTACTAGAGATAAATCTAATGCTGGAGATTTGTTTTCTACTAGAGATAAATCTAATGCTGGCGCTGGACTAGGCTGACTAGATAAATCTAATGTTGGAGATTTGTTTTCTACCAGAGATACATCTAATGCTGGCGCTTGACTAGGCTGATTAGATAAATCTAATGCTGGTGATGGACTAGGTTGAATAGATAAATCTAATGCTGGCGCTGGACTAAGCTGACCAGATAAATCTAATGCTGGTGCTGGACTAGGTTGAATAGATAAATCTAATGCTGGCGCTGGACTAAGCTGACCAGATAAATCTAATGCTGGCGCTGGTGGTATACTCGGATCAGATACTTGTCCACCATCTTGATTTGGAACAAATGTTTTAACATCTGTTTCAACAAGAGTTCCATCTTGAATAATGGAAGGATTATGTCCAATACTTAATTTTATATCTTCAATCTCTTTTAAAATTTTATCATATCCACTTGAAGGTATACTAGACGAATCAGTAGATCTAGTTTTAATTTCATTTTGAAGATTATCTAAGATTGTTTGTAAATTAGATGGAATTTTAGGAGTATTTAATAACATTTGATTTATATCATATATATTCTTTTGTAATACATTTACAGTATTTGTTAATTCTGGAGCAGAACTTGCTAATTGTAAAGCACTAAGATCACTTTTTAATAATGATATTTGATTATTTAATTGTTGTATTCTAATATTAAATGTATTAGAATCAACACCACCAGAAATTTGATTATTTGCTACATAGTTCTTTAAAGTGTTAAATTGACTTAATATACTATAACTTAATCCTGATAAGTCATTTACTTCAAAATCTAATGCTTGAATTGCTTTAATAATACCTTGGTAATTTGTTTGTGTAGATTGTAAATTTGTTAAAACTTGTTGAATATATTGAACTGAATCTGAAAGGTTTGCTACTTGATTCTGCAAATTAATTATATCTGTAGAATCAGACATTATTTACCTGACTATTCGGGACATTTTAAAATTTACTTACGTTTTAAAACGAGTTTATCAGAAGTTCGTCTTCTATTTTGTTTTTTACCACCACCACTTGTTAGTGCTAAAGCATTCTTAGATGGTAGATGCTTGAATTGAGCTAATGGCAATGTATTTAAAGCAGCAGCTAAATCTTGTGCTGTTGTATTAAAATTACCAGCGCCATCTCCAATAAAATCATATAATGTTAGTAAACGATTTGGATAATTAAAACTACCTAGAGTGCCAGTTTCATCTAGATTTAATTGATTAAAATTACTTGAATTAAATGAACCACCATACATAGCACCACCAGAAGTACCAGTAGCACCAGTAGCACCTGTAGCACCAGTAATACCTCTATAAAAATTATTAATAGCTCCAATAACCATATCACCAGTTAATGTGGTAGGATCAAATACACCAGCAGCACCAGCATCACCTTTAGGACCAGCAGGGCCAGCAGCACCAGCATCCCCTTTAGGACCAGCAGCACCAGCAGGACCAACAGGACCAACAGGACCAGCAGCACCAGCATCACCTTTAGGACCAGCAGGACCAACAGGACCAACAGGACCAGCAGCACCAGCATCACCTTTAGGACCAGCAGGACCAACAGGACCAGCAGCACCAGCATCACCTTTAGGACCAGCAGGACCAGCAGGACCAACAGGACCAGCAGCACCAGCATCACCAGCATCACCTTTAGGACCAGCAGGACCAACAGGACCAACAGGACCAGCAGCACCAGCAGGACCAACAGGACCAACAGGACCAGCAGCACCAGCATCACCTTTAGGACCAGCAGGACCAACAGGACCAACAGGACCAGCAGCACCAGCAGCACCAGCATCACCTTTAGGACCAGCAGGACCAGCAGGACCAGCAACGCCAGGTACAGAACTCATACCTGCAGTAATTTGGTCAGCAATATACAATGGTAATCCACCAATATTTGAATCATTATTAAATAAAGATGCTGATGTTAAAAAAGTATTTGAATTGCCTGCTCCATATGTTTCCATATTATTAAAATAATTATTACCAAAAATATCATTTTTTATATTAGCACTAAGAGAAGCAATATTAGCACCAGCAGTATTAGCAGAATATTGAGAATGTTGAATAGCATTAAGTATAGATTGAACATTTGAAAAAGTTCCTACAGGAGTTGATGTAGCACTAAATGTTACATTTGTATTTAATGAATCTGTTAAATTAATAGTAGCACCACCACTTTGAGTCAGTTTTCCAGATTTTAACTGTTCTAATAATTTATCCTTTTTGCTCATCTCTAAAAGACTTTAACAAAAAAAAGTCTTCAGAAAAATTCTCATATGAAATAATAAAATGTCCTTTCTTTTGTGTATTATAAAGAAGTTTTCTAGTATCATTTTTAGAGTTTCCACGTAGAGCCTCTAACCATTTATATGATTCATAAGGAAATACTTGTGAATCGTTTTCTGATGTTCTTATAAGAACAAAAATATCCGGAGATGTTTTAATATTTACTGGACTCAAATCCATAATTGTTCTAAATTCTTGAATACCATCAGCAGGATTTCCAAATTCATCATATTCAAGAATTGTTAATGGAAGATTAGGATTTGTTGTTGTGCGTAATACATCTACATATGGGACTTCAGCATATGCCATTTTGAAAAGTTTTCCATCAAGATTTCTAGCAATTGTAGCACCTAATAAATAACCACCAGCAGATCTTCCATAAATACAAGTTTGTTTATAAGAAATCTTATATTTGTTTTGTAAATAATAAATACAATTTTCTAAATCTTCACATGCTAGTGCCTTATTATAAGTTCTAGCGGCATCAGCCCATGCTTTATTTACATCACCAGAACCTCGCACACAAGCATATGCTATTATCCATCCATCATCTAAATATGGTTTCCATCGTACAGAACTTAAACTTGTTGGTAATCCGTACCCACCATATGCTGTTACCATTAGACCTTTTATATTACATTTTGGCTCTAAGACTATACAAGGAACAGCACCAACAAAATAGCGTTTTACATGTCCATAAGATTGAAAACAACTTTTATTAGTAAAGTTATGAAATTCTTGAATCCCAGAATCTGTAAAATCAATAAAAAATCTTTCAAAAGGATTTTCTATAAAAGTATTTAATATTAAATTTCCATAAAATGTATAGATTTCTTCCATTTTAAAATTATATATTTTTTTTAATCCATGATCTCTTAAAATTAATATATCATTTTTCAATGAAGCATATTCTATTTCATCTGAAAAATCATATTTAAAACGAAATCCTTCTGAATTCCATTTATTATTAACATTAAAGAAATAACAGATTTTCTTTTTATAGTAGCCAATTGGATAATAACTTTGTAAATTAACATTTTTATACACAATATCACCTTTATCAATAACAAATAAATTCTGTTTCCCAGAGTTTTCTCGTAATAAAAATATACACTTATTATCTCCTTTTACTAAACTCAAATTAAATTGTTTATCATTTTCTTCATAAATTGTTTTTATAATTTTACCAGATTTATAATTAATACTTACTAAAGAATTATACCATAACTTATTTTTACATGTTAGCACATAACATATATTATCTTTTACTATTACATTTGGTCCAACATTATCAATATACCATAATACTTTATGTGCATCTAAACATTCTAATCTATATTTTTGACTACCATTACCAATATCTCTTATATGATAAATATAATTATCATATATAAATACATCGGATACTATATGCGTTTTTGAAGAATCAATAATATAAAACCATTCATATTCATAAGAACCATTGTGTTTAATAATAATATTTTCATAACGAAAAAAAATACTAGATTTTGCTTTTATAAATTCATCTGTCTTTTTTAATAGTTCTTCTTTTGAAGCAACTGAATTTACACTTTTCTTGTATAAAGAATTTTCTCGTGATACCATGGCACTCCACCGTGGTCCTTTCATTTTTTCCATCCATGCTTTATCATCTTTCCAGCAGATAAATTTTAAATCTCTTATCATGCTTAAAACCACACCTACTATTAGCAAATATAGATGTTTAAGACAGAAAATAAACTTACTGTAAATATTATTTTTAATAAAGCAAACAAGTTTGGTCTTGAAAAAGATGCTGAATTAATTAGACGAACACTTTCTGGATATGCGATGGTACGTTTTGCGGATCCTCTTGAACATCCAGTGCTTCAAGATATTAATATCCATTTAGAAATTCCTATATATACATATGTACCGTGGGCATCATATAATGTTTTTGTTATGAATCCGGAATGGTATTTTAAAGAATCATGGGATCCTTATATGAAGCATTTTGATGCTGTAATTACAAAGGAAGATTTAAAACTAGATGGAGCAAAAGTTCTTCCATGGAGTATGGTAGTAAGTGAAAAACCAAAAGGTATTGTTCCAGTAAAAGAGTTTTTATATTTACTTGGAGGAAGTAAAAATAAGCGAGAATTTGCTAAACATTTTATTCCATTATGGAAAGAATCATATCCAACACTCCATGTATACAGTGTTGAACCATTAGAGATTACAGCGCCAGAAAATGTAAAATTCTATGTAGAAGATTTATCAACTGAAAAACGCAATATATTACTACATAAATATATGGGCCATGTATGTTGTTCTATGGCAGAAGGATTTGGATATACAGCAGCAGAAGCAAATTCGGTAAACGCATTTACTATATTAAATACGCTTCCAGTATATCTTCAAGATTATAAAAATACTAATAATAAAGCATGGCTTTCTACACCAACAAGTCATAGTAATGAGAAATGTCCGTATGGGTCATATGTATCTAGTGTGGATTCTATTACAACAGATTTGGAAAAAGCGATTACTCAATTTAATACATTTAATTATACTTATAAACAAATAGATACATTTAGAGATTTTAGATATAAGTTTATGGATATTATGAATACTATACCTTTAAAAAATAAAATGAAAGTATTACCTCCAATATTAGATCGTAAAAATTGTCCTCCAATATCTATTATAACACTTATGTATAATAGAAGAAAGTTCTTTGATTTAGCAAGACATAATATGCTTCTAACAGATTATCCTAAAGATAAGATTCAATGGATAATTGTGGATGATAGTGATGATATTACAGAACAGGCATCAGATTTAATTATTCAAACTCAGAATACATTTACTGGGATGGATATACGTTACGTTCCTTTATTAAAAAAAACACCTATTGCTCAAAAACGAAATATCGGAGTAGAGAATTCTTCAAATGATATAATATTATTTATGGACGATGATGATCATTATCCAGAGACATCATTTAGAAGACGAGTTGCTTGGTTAACAAGACATCCTTTATTAAAAAATCATAGAGCAGTTGTATGTTCAACAATAGCGTGTTATGATTTAATAACTGGTGTTTCAGCGGTAAATTGTCCTCCATTTGATATACCTCTTGGGCAAAGAATTTCTGAAGCAACTTTAACATTTTATAAAGATTGGTTTAATATTCAGAAATTTGATAAAATTATTCAAATTGGCGAAGGAGAAAGTTTAGTGAAAGGTAGAGAAAATGAAGTGTTAGAAATTCCTCCGCAACAAATTATTGTTGCTTTTTCTCATGGTAAGAATACATCAAGTCGCCGAATTCCATCGGCAGAAAATGTAACACCGAGTTGTTTCTGGGGGTTTCCCAAAGAATATTTAGTATTTATTCACTCTCTTGCGGGTGTAAAAGTTGTATAAGTTTTTATACAGAGCTTAATTGGGCATTAATCCATTTGACAGTATCATTGTTAGAATTATCAGAATATAATCGTAATAGGACGTAGAACGCCACAGCATGTACTAAAATGGCTAATGTATTTGTCTCTTGAGACCAGAACATTTCACCATCTAAATTGGGGAATGTTAAGATTAATCCGGGAGATAATATAATGAATGCTAATGTAGCGAGTAATGGAGGGACATCATGAATATTAGTAGATATTTGTCCAACAATATCATTTAAATAATTAAAGGGGAAAGTTCCTCCAGATATAAGTTTATTAGCAACAAAAAATAATACACTGTGAACAATCACAGCTAAATTACTAGTAGTTTCACCTTCAAAAGGACCTTTCGTTTGTCCGTAAGGAATTGTGAATATTAAACCGGGAGAGAGTAAAATGAATAAAAGGGTTGCTAATAAAACTTGCATTCTTCTATATATTATGAGGAACAAAATAAGCAACCTTCACCAGAATCTGCCAATTCTTTTGCCTTTCGCTGTTCTTCTTCATATTCAGAAGCCAGTCTGTTAAGCAGTTCTTTTCTTTCTCTTTTCTTTTTATCATCATTTGATTCAATAACCATCCGAGGATCAATTGTAAATTTTTGTGCTGCTACTGGTGCTTTTGTGCGCAAGTAATAGCACCCTGTTTTCAAGCCTTTCTTCCAAGCATAAAAGTGCATACTAGTAAGTTTAGCATTATTAGGATCTGCCATAAATAGATTTAGACTTTGACTCTGGCAAATAAAAGCACCACGATCTGCTGCCATATCAATAAGAATCTTTTGTGATAATTCCCATGACGTTTTATATCTTGGTTTAATTGATTCAGAAATATCACTAATATTTTGAATAGAACCATTATGTGCTACAATCGTTTGCTTCAAATCTTCATTCCAAATACCTAGATCAATAAGTTCTTTTAGTAAATATTTATTGATTACAACAAATTCTCCCGCAAGAGTTCGTCGTGTATAAATATTTGTGGTAAATGGTTCAAAACATTCATTATATCCTAAAATTTGACTTGTAGAAGCAGTTGGCATTGGAGCAATTAGTAAAGAATTACGTAGTCCATGTTTTACAATATGTTTTTTAAGTTTATCCCATTCTAGATCTGAAGATGGTTTTACATTCCACATATCAAATTGTAAAATACCTTTTGATGCTGGTGATCCAGCAAAAGATGGATAAGGTCCTTCCTTCTTAGCATCTTCCATTGATGCTTCTAGAGCAGCATAGTACATATGTTCAAAGATTTTACGATTTAGTTCAGCTGCTTCTGGACTTTCCCATGATAGTTTGAGCATAGCAAATATATCAGCAAGTCCTTGAATACCCATACCAATAGGACGATGACGCATATTAGATGTTTTAGTTTCTGGAGTGGGATAATAGTTGATATCAATAACACGATTTAGATTATGGGTTACAGTTGCCACAACTTTTCTTAGTAAGTTAAAATCAAATTTATCTTTCTTTACAAATGAGGGAAGACCAATAGATGCCAGATTACACACGGCAGTTTCATTTTTATCACTATACTCAAGAATTTCCGTGCAATTACCAGTTAGAATACCATTAAAGATACCAGCATGATTAATAGGTTCATTAAAACAGTATGTATCGTCATAACGTCCCAAATCTTCAATTGACACAACAGTTACAAATTGTTCAGCATTCCTTTGAGGCTCACGTGTATTAAATTGTAGTCTATAAGTTTTTAGACCAAGACGTGAAAGTTGATAAAGACCAGATGATGAAATAAGTAGTCTCCAAAGAGGTTCGCATTTATAAAGTTTATTTCCACCATTTCCATCTGGTAGTAACCTTTCAGATGCTTCACGCATAAGAGTAACCTTCGCATTGACTCCAAGTGTTTGGAGCATTAATAGAATTTTATCAAGAAACGACTTGTTAATAGAACCAATTTGTAGTGCTTCATTTGTTCCATTTCGTGCTACAGTTCCATCTGCATCAAGTAGTCCAGCAAACCACTCAAGTTTATTTTTAATAGTTGCTTGAATGGGAACATTAAACTTCTTTTCAATATCTTTATGAAGTGTTGTATTAATTCTACCTAATGAATCTTCTTCACCAGAAGTAGAACGAATATCAAGTTTATCAATTAAATACTTCTTTTCACCATATAGACTTAGAATTGGAGAATTTTTAGTATATTCACTATTATTATATGTTCCATCTCCACAAAAGAATCCATGTGTATAAGCATATTTAAAATCATATTTAGAATCTCCTTGAATAATAGGAGCATCCCATTTAGCTAATTTCATACCAGATTTTAGATTTGAAGCATCAACACGTTTTGCTTTATCTAATGATTTATAGTCATTATAATTTTCACTAATAATAAATTTATGGTAAGGAGTACATGTTAGTTGTGTTCCATTACTTAAATTAACAGTAATTAATTTCTGATTCTTACCAGTTTGTTTTACTTCAACTTCTGAAAACTGTGTTCCATTCCATACATTTACTTTTGTATTTATAGCATCTTTAATTTGAATATGCCCTTTATCAGTAAGAATAACTGTTTCTGGAGCAACACATAAATTACTCGACTTAATAACACCAACATTTTGTTGATTACTCTTTTTATTAGCAGCATCTTTATACAACAAATAAGGACTACCAGTTTCAATTTGAGAATCTAATACTTGAAACCAAAGTTTTTGAGCATTTACTTGTTTTCGTGCTCGTCCTTCTTTTTCATATTTAGTATACAGTGCTTCAAATTCATCACCAACCACATCAGAGAGGCCAGGGGCTTCATTAGGACAGAAGAGACTCCACATTCCATCTTCTTCAATACGTTTCATAAAGAGATCTGGAATCCAAAGAGCATAAAATAGATCACGAGCACGATCTTCTTCATTACCAGTATTCATTTTCATTCGCACAAAATCTTCAACATCAGCATGCCATGGCTCAAGATACATAGCAAATGAACCATTTCTGCGACCTCCTTGATCAATATAGCGAGCAGTATTATTAAATACACGAAGCATTGGCACAATACCACTTGATGTTCCATTTGTTCCTTTAATATGAGAACCACGAGCACGAATATTATGAAGATGAATCCCAATACCACCAGAATTTTTACTAATCATGGCACAGTCGCCAAGAGTTTTGTAAATTCCTGACACACTATCGTCAGACATTGCTAAAAGAAAGCAGCTAGATAATTGTTGTCTTTGAGTGCCGGCATTATAAAGAGTAGGAGTAGCATGAGTAAAATATTTCTGACTCATATAGTCATATGTTTCAAATGCTTTTTTAAGATCAGAAGCCCATAAAGCAAGAGCAGTTCGCATCCAAAGATGTTGAGGACGTTCAATAATTTTCATAGATGTATCTTTCATCAAATAGGATTTCTCAAGAGTTTTGAAACCAAAATAATCAAAGAGATAATCTCTATCATGATCAATTTTAGCATCAATCTCTTTACCTTTCTCTTTTACAAGTGTAAGAAGTTCATCAGAAACATAAGATACTTTTTCATGTGTTTTTGGATTTACTTGAGATGCTAAAGAAATTATGATATTAGTAAATGATGGATCTGTATTTTTTTGGTGATTGCTGATAGCAATACGAGAAGCAAGAATTCCATAATCCGGATGGGTAGTTGAAAGAGAAGCAGAAAGTTGTCCAGTTAGTTCATCAATTTCACTTGTCTTAACACCGTCATAAATACGAGCAAGAACTTGCTGAGCAATTGAATCGGGATTTACTTGAAGGCCTCTGGATGCTTTACGAATACGACCAAGAACTTTATCAAATGAAATCGGTTCAAAAGAGCCATCGCGCTTTTGGATTTTCATACTAAAAGACATTTTGGAAAACAGTTTTTGATAAACGCAAAAGGTGATTTATGTTTTTTAATTTTTTCCACTTTTGTAGATGGCATTATGTGTCTTTGATTTAGATAATACATTAGGTGATTTCCGTTTAATAGATTATTTTGGATTATTATTAGAACCGAAAATATTACCAAATTATTATAAAGATGATAAAATAACACAATATAAATATACTAAAGAAGAAAAAGACCTTTTATTAAGGCTACGAGATAAGATTGAAAAAGAAATTGAAAAAAAAGGTTATAATAATAAAATTCTAAGACCTAAATTAAAAGAAATTCTTAATCCATTAGTAGAACAATATAAAAAACATAAAATAAAAGGATTTATTATTTATTCTAATAATGCAAATTTATATAGTTTAGAATATGCTGGTAGGGCAATTCAAAATATGTTTAATATACCAGATTTATTTATAAAATATTTGGATAGAAATCATGAAGAACGAAAGAAATTTGATAAATTAGATTCTTCTGGATATCCATCAAAAATGGTTGATACTATTAAACAGTATACAACAGGCACCCATCCAATATTATTTGTAGATGATATGATTCATAATGATTTTTATATTGATTATGAAAATGTAACATATATTATAATTCCACCATTTGAATCAGATGCGAATAAAATAGATTTACAAATAATTATATCATTATTTGAAGATATATTTGAAGATATGGAAACATTTTTCAATCTTTATCATATAAAAAATATTTTAAAAATTCATAATTTTGAAGAGTTGAAAAATCAATATTTATTATATTCAAGTGAAAGAAAACCTCCATCAGTTTTTAAAGAAAATCTTCCAATGATAGAAAAAAAAATAAATAGTTTTATTAAAAAGATTTCTACAAGTGGAGGACTGCGCAAACGAAAGCGTACAAGAAAAAATAATAAAAGAGTTACAAAGAAGCGCTAACTATTACACATTTTTATGTTCTTCAAATTTTAGCAATTTAGTTTTAGTAATAATCCGACTTGTAATATTCATAGTTTCTAACTCCTGAAGCAGTAGTTTATAGGCGTAAGGAATTTCAATAGGACTGAAATTAGTAGTGTTACCACATCCGCGGCATTGCCAAATGCCTTCACGAGGATTACTAATAGCAATTAAGCCACAGTCACGGCATGTATGGCAACGGAATAAGTCTGAGCATTCCATAAATCGTTCTTTAGTAAATTCACTTACACCGTGAGCAATAACAGCATCTCTTTCCATTTCACCAAAACGCAATCCACCTTCTCGTGCTCTTCCTTCTGCTGGTTGACGAGTAAGCATTACCAAAGGTCCTGAAGAGCGTGAATGAATCTTATCAGCAGAACAATGTCTTAGTCTTTGATAAAATACTGGACCAGTGAAAATGCTTGTTTCCATCATACGACCAGAAAATCCATTATAAAGAACTTCATTTCCATAAGGTTCCATACCATATTTATCACGAAGAATTGTTACTAATTTTTCAATTGTTACTTCATTAAATGGCGAGCCATCCCCAAGACATCCAATTTCACAACATACCTTTCCTAATAGAGTTTCCATGAATTGAGCGATAGTCATGCGACTAGGAATAGCATGTGGATTAATAATAATATCTGGAATAATACCATTTGCTGTTTGAGGCATATCTTGAGGATTGAGAATCATTCCCATTGTGCCTTTTTGTCCATGTCGAGAACTAAATTTATCACCAATTTCTGGAATTCTATCTTGACGGACACGAACTTTTACAAAACTATAGCCTTCTCCATTACGATTCTTGAAAATCTTATCAACCCATCCAGTTTCATTATTACGAATTGTTCTACTAACATCACGAAGACGTTTTGTTCCAATGGGAACAACAGTGCCAGTAGGAACACGAATAGGAACAACTTTACCAATAAGAATATCATCAGCATCTACAAATGTATTTTCTGGAACAAATCCATCAGAATCTAATTTTTCATAATTGGCATGTTTCATTTGTTTTGTGGTGGATGGATCAGGTTTTACAAACTTTTCTTCTTCACCAGAAGTTTGATTCTTTCGTTCTTCATCTTTATAAGTTCTATAAAAGATACTTCTAAATAATCCACGATCTAATGCTCCACGATTAATCATTACACTATCTTCTTGATTATATCCAGTATATGTCATAATAGCAACTGTAACATTTTGACCAGATGGCATGCTATGAGCACCATAAAACTTTGACATAAACGGTGATACAAAAGGTGCTTGAGGATAACAAAGAACATGGGACATTGTATCAAATCTATCTTTAAAATTGAGAGCATACATACCCATTGCTTGCTTTCCCATTGCGCACTGATAACTATTGCGAGGAGACTGATTATGATCAGGAAATGGAATATTTGAAGCAAGAGTTCCAAGAGCGGTTGAAGGATGAATTTCTACATGTGTGCTATCATTATTTAGTTCATCAAACTTCATAGCAATATAAGAAGATTCAGTTTCGCCAGGATCAATATATTCAATTAACTGATTTCCTTTTGGAGATACCCAAAGGAGTAGTTCATTCCATGTTTTACAATCATTAATTTCTGACAAAAGTTTTTTATTTTCTCGGATTTCACGAATAGTTTCAGCAACAAAGAGAGGACGTAGGAAACGTCCAGCTTCTGTAGTAAGCCATAATTCTTTGAATTGTGGTTTCCAAATAATTCCAGTAAACATGTGAATTTTTCCAGAACGTTTTGCTTTTCTAAGATTATCAATTGTTTCTAAAACATCTTTATGAGCCAAATTTCCAACCCATGCTCCATTAATAAAGATACGAACAAGTACATGTTTATCAGTAATAGAAGTTTTTTCAAGAGGAATAATTACATTAAGTTTTTTGAAATAATCTTTTAGAATATTTACATTTGAATAGATACTAACAGATGCAGTGCTACTCATATTTTTCACAACACCTACACTATGACCTTCTGGAGTCTCGCTAGGACAATTTTTAACAAGAATACCATTAGCATAAAAGTCGTGATTATCGGATTCTGTTGTAAAATCATATACTGGTTCAATCTCTTCTTCTGTAATTTCTGAAATTCCAATAATAATTTTATCATTATGTTGTTTTGTAATATTTTTAAATTCTTGATAAGATAAAGCATTTGTAAGTTTAATACTGCAATTTCTATCATTATCATTGGCAAATTTACGAACTGTTTCAAATGACATCATATTTTTCATTTTATCATGGATATTTTTAATTGTATAACAATTTTCTCTCATTTTATGAATAGTTTCAATATTATTTTTTTTCATCTTTAGTAAATCATCACGATATAATACATATTCAATTGGTAATGCGGATGCTCTTACTTTCTCAGCACAATATCTATAACTAATAATCTTAGCATAATTAGCAATATTTTCATAAGATGTATTAAATCTAATCATATGAATAATTTTATTATCTTTTATTCTATTTGTTTCAACAGTTGAACTAATATTAAATTCATTAAATAGTTTAGAAATACTATCCATATAGTCATAGTGTTCTTTTTCAAAGATTGTTGAGCATGTTTGTTGTGTAGGATTAATTGATACTTTATTTTTATTAATATTGCCATTAGTATACATACTTATTCTACATCCATCGCCACCTTGAAATCCTGAAAGAAATTCTCGTTTTACACTAAGAGATGCTTCAGAAATCCAATATGGTATTTCTGGTTTATTATAGTCTCCCTTTTTACCAACAATATTTCCAATTAATACCATAAGAGTAGCAAATGAACCGCATTTTGTAACAGCATAATAATTATATTTAGTAATATAATTTGTTTCTGAATTAATATGGTTTGTTTCTTTTTTTCTATATGTAGGCATTTCAAATCCAAGATGTTTAATATCATTACAAATTGCTTTAGCATCTTCTTCTTCTCCAATATAAAATTCTACATTCCAACCATAATCTATTTTATGTATATGTCCATCTGTAGCACATGCTCCAGATAAACGAGCAAGAATTTCCATTTTTTCATGACTAATATTTGTATCAATAAATCCAAGATTAATTAGTTCTTTTTGTCTCTTGCTTGAAATATCAATATTTTTAAGATTATTAGAATTAATATATAATAGTTTTCCATCTTTAGACAAAGGAACCGTATAATTTTTAATAATTAATTTATCACCAATTGATAGATTACCAGCATGAATCCATTCAAATGAATTATTATTTTCAACTAAAAGAGGATGATCTGGGCTACATTTAATACTTCTTCCAGATAATGTTTTAATCTTTAAAATTTTAGAAGGGATTGTTTCAAAATATGAATGAATTTTTGATGATGATTCTTCTAAGTTAGTTGTATTTACAGTAATAACACTATCCCCATTTTTCATATCTCCAATTTTTATAGTTGAAATACCGTCGCCATTAAGGACATATGTATCTTTTGTCAAACAAATATATCCAAACGATGTATTATGAAGTTTGCGAGGCGCAATAAGTTTTCCAGTTTTCTCAATAGGTGTGCTTACACGACGTAAATGAGAAAGACTAGCAACATAATTTAGACGATTTAATACTTGAGAAACACCAATTTTTGTAGGTCCTCCAATTTTTGCGGAACCAAAATTGCCAGTAGCCAAACTTGTTTTAAGACCAACTTCTAGAATTACACTCTTAATAATTTTATTAATATTACTAGCATTTACAATATCTTCAAAGTTTCCAGAAGCACGCCAACTTCCATTATGAATTTCTTTTGAAAGACTTGAACGAATATCTTTTACAATTTTATTATTGAAATATGTTCTGAAAAGAGAAGCAAGTAGAAAGCCTGGCAAATCTACACGTTTGTTTGGATACGCATCTCTATCATCAATTGGAATCTTACCAGAATCAACCCATAGTAGTTTACGTGTCATATGAGCAAGATAACATGCTTTTCCATAATTGTCTTTATCAGTAAGACCAATATGAGGAAAGACTTCTGTATGGAGTAAATCTTGAATTTTCATAATATTATGTTTTGATTGCTTGGAAGAACTACTATTAATTTCATTGGAAAGATAGGCAATAGCATCCTCTTGTGTTTTAATCATACTTGCTTCTTGCATAGATTCATCAAATAGACTAAAATATCTGGGATCAGTTTTAAAAGAAGTTCCAGTTCCTGCTGTACTAGTTTGATCTCCATTATCGCCAAGAATTAGATCACAAATTTCTTTATCATTTGTTACGCCAAACGCACGGAAAAGGATAAATAGTGGGATATCATTTTTAATACGAGGAATATTTGCTTTTAGCAAATGAATTTGAGAATTCTTAGGATGATATACAATTTTTACCATATTACTTTTAGGGACTTGATCATTATCAGGGCCAATAGATTTTACTTCAATAACTTCAATATCTTTATTATTAGATTTATTATTACGAAATACAAATGGACGATTTTCACTCATTCGCTCTTGACTAATAATAACACGCTCACCACCAGAAATAATGAAATAACCACCCGCATCTTCAGAACATTCACCAAGAGCTTTTGGATGGAGATTCATTTGATCATGGAGTAAACAGTATTTGCTCCCAATCATTACTGGAATCTTTCCCATATGAACATTTGGAAATAGTCTTTCACGAATAGTTCTTTCACCAGATTTTGTATTATCAATAAATGTTGTTTTTACACGAACATCTACAAAAAGAGGAGCAGCATATGTAAGATTTTTTAAACGAGCATCATTAGGCATCATTGGTGATACTGCTCCATTATTTTCAAAGATAGTAGGTTTACGAAATGAAAGATTTTCAAATGTCATTGCGATTTCATATTCATATTTTGGACCAGAAAATGTTACTACTTCTGGTGTATTTGTCACTACTATATTATTTACACCCATTAAAGCATTAGCAGCAGAAGTAGAAAGACCTGTTGCTGAAGCAAGAGCAGAGCGAGGACCTGACAGAGGAACTTCTGGACTTCCTTTAACAATTATTGGATTTACATTTTGAATAATTTCTGGAATATCAATATCCATAAAGATATTAAATGATTCAATTTGATGGAAAATAATATGTCTTCCTTCACATTGTGAAAAGTATTTTGATAGAATGGAATGATATGAAGGATACATTTTAATAGTAAATAATAAGTTATATCTATATTTTAATTTTTTTATTTTTTTGTAAAAAATTCTTTAGATATAATTCTTTAGATATAATTCTTTAGATATGTTAGATTGAAAGTATGACTGATACAAAAGAGATTATATTAACTGGAGAGGCTGCTCAGATTATGAATGGTAGTAAAAAACGAAGATCAAGAAAAAATCAAAATGGAGGTGGTTCTACGCAAGGAGGAACAATTGTTCAATTACAATCTACTAGTTCTTCTACGGCAGAAGTAGCCAATATTTCTGGTGTAAATCCATCTAAATTAGCAGAAATAGCAGCACCAGTGTTTCCAAACCAAGCGGGTGGTAAAGTAAAGGTTGTTTTAAAAGAACCTAAGAAAAAAACGCAAAAGGTTGTATTATCTGTAGGAAAGATTTCAAATTTAAAGCCCCTTTCTGTTCCACTAAAAAATAAAACACGAAAGACATCAAAACAAATTAAATTTTCTTTAAAGAATCTTAGCAAGAAATTACATACAGCAAAAACAATTAAGAAACATGCGGAGGAAAAATCTATTACTGAAATAAAAAAACTTCTTGAAGATGCTAAACTTATTAAAGTGAATTCTAAAGCTCCAGAAGCAATGATACGCCAAATATATAATGATTATATGACGCTAAAGCACAAGGCGCTTTAAAAGCCTAAAAGCCTAAAAGCCTAAAAGCCTAAAAGCCTAAAAGCCTAAAAGCCTAAAAGCCTAAAAGCCTAAAAGCCTAAAAGCCTAAAAGTATAAAGATATAATAACTAGATGATAAGATGCAAGAAGAATATATAAAACTCTATAAAGAGTATGCTGGAAAATATGGACCAAATACATGCATTTTTCTAGAAGTAGGTAAATTCTATGAAATGTATGATAAAATTAATGAAGCAACTGGTATTGGAGAAACATCAATGCAACGTGCAGTTGCGATTCTTGGCATTCAACTATCTTTAAAAGATGATTCTGGATTATTTGCTGGAGTTCCAGAGCAGAGTTTACATAAATTTGCTGCGCAATTAACACATGAAGGTTGGACGGTAGTTGTAGTAGATCAAGAAAAAGGCGGGCCACAGAATAAGGTAATTTCTAGAAATGTTTCTCAGATTTTATCACCAGGGACTCATGTAGAATCTTTTTCTTTAGAATCTGTATATATTGGATGTTTAATCCTAGAAAGTTATTCAGAAACAGCTGCTCCAAATTTTTCAATTAGTATAGCTGATATTTCAACAGGACGTTGTTATAGTTATGAATCTAAATTAGAAGGAAAATATGATTCATGGAATTTTGATAGATTATTACATTTCTTTCAGATTAATCCAGTAAGAGAATTATTAGTAAATTATAAAGGATGTAGTCCAACACAAGAGTTTTTGAGACAAAATCTTGGATTAACAAATACATTGATTCATTTAAAACCATATATAACAATTACTGATAAAATTGTTTTAATGAAGACTTTTTTTAAAAATAAATCAATGATATATATAAATGATTTTCTTAAAATTTTACCTAACTCTTTAATGGAGAAAAGTTTTGTATATTTATTAAATTTTCTTGATTTACATTTTCCTTCAAAGAAGCAAGTGCTTGAAGAACATATTGTATGGAATCCAGATTCTTCTACATATTTAGGAAATAATGTATTAAATCAATTGAATTTTATTTCTAGTAATAAATCTATTTTAGATTATTTTCAAAAAACATTTACTCCTATGGGTAAAAGAGCAATAAAAGAAAGACTTTTATATCCATTGAGTGATATTGATGTATTATCAATGAGAGTATATAGACTAGAAAATGTTATTAATATGGATCCAAAGAAAAAGAAAATAATAGAATTTTGTTTGAAACAAATTTCTGATATACAAAGAATACATCATAAATTCTTTTTATATAATTTAAATTCTATTGATATATTAAATTTAGATCAAAGTTATAATCGTATTTTAGAAATTATGAAACTCTATACAACAGACATTTCTTTTATAGAATCTTTTACGCTATATTATGAATATTTTAAAACACAATTTGATGTTAAAAAGGCAAAAGAATCATCAGAAGATTTATCATTTTTAAGTGAAAAATTTGCTCCAAAAAGTTTTGAACTAGAAACAAATTTGAAATTACAAAATGTTAAAGCAAAAAGTTTTCTAGAAAAAATAATAGAGTTTTCTGGAGAAACATTAAAATTTGAAGAAAAAGAAACAAATATTTATTCAATTGATGCTTCTAGAAGAATTATGACAAATATTGATACTAAGCTTAAAAATACAAAACGAGAATTATGGCCTCATAATGATATTTCTATTACTATACGTAAATCAAATGGTTCATTAACAACATCATATTTAGAAATAATACATAATCAAACAATTATATATAGAGGAAAACTCAGAGAAGCTGTTAAACAAGAGCTACCACCTATTTGTAATAATATTAGTGATGCCTACAGAGATTTATGGGTAGAAATAGAACACTATATTAGTGAGATTGATATATTATTTACTATGGCAAAAGTGTGTAAAGAAAAGAATTTTGTTAAACCAATATATGAAGACAATTCAGAAAGTTCTGGAGTAGACATTATTGGATTAAGACATCCATTAATTGAAGAACAAAATGTATTACAAGAATATGTAAAACATAATGTTAATCTAGATAAAAATGGTTGGTTATTATATGGTATGAATGCTTCTGGTAAAAGTTCATTAATGAAAGCAGTTGGAATATCAGTTCTTCTAGCCCAAGTTGGATGTTATGTTCCAGCAACTTCACTAACGCTCAAGCCATACAAAGGAATTTATACAAGAATTTTAAATCAAGATAATATTTATGCTGGATTATCATCATTTGCTGTAGAAATGTTAGAGTTGCGAGAGATTCTTAAAAAGGCAGATCAATATAGTTTAGTCTTAGGAGATGAATTATGTTCTGGAACAGAATCAGTTTCTGCGACTTCATTAGTTGCGGCAGGAATTATTTGGCTTCATAATAAAAAAACGAGTTTTATATTTGCCACACATTATCATGGATTAAATGATATTAAACGTATACAAGAATTATCAAATCTTAAGATTTATCATTTGAAAGTGTATTATGATCCTATAAAAGATATATTAGTATATGATAGAAATTTAGAAGAAGGTCCTGGCAATACATATTATGGATTAGAAGTGGCAAAAGCGATGAATATTCCATTTGAATATTTAGAATTAGCACAAGAAATACGAAGAGAGATTCTTCATGAAGGAACAAGAACATCCCCATATAATTCAAAACTAGCAGTAAAAGAATGTGAAATTTGTAAATGTTCTATACAACATATGTTAGAAGTTCATCATATTACCCAACAAAAAGAGGCAAATAAAGAAGGATTTCTTCCAGATGGAAGTCATAAAGATTCATTAAATAATTTAATTGTGTTATGTAGCAAATGTCATGATGAGTATCATGCTGGAAAATTAATAATAGGAAAAATGAAACAAACATCGTATGGAGAAGTAAGAACAATTACTCAACTTGAGACGCCAAAGAAAATAAGCAAATGGAAAAATGAAGAATTAGAAATTATTCATTCTTATTTGAAAAAGTATCCAACTTTAGGATTAAAACGTTTAGCATTTGAATTAGAGCAAGAAGAAAATATTAAGATAAGTGAGCAATCATTGCGACTTATGAAGAAGGAGCAACAGTAGGTAGAGCATTTTGAGGCATTGCAATATAGGTCATAGGACCAGCGGGACCAGCGGGACCAGCGGGGCCAGTAGGACCAGTAGGACCAGCATCTCCCTTTTCTCCCTTTTCTCCAGCATCACCCTTAGGGCCAGTAGGGCCAGTAGGACCGGTAGGACCAGCATCTCCTTTATCTCCCTTAGGACCCGGAGGGCCTGCTACAACACTTGAAGGACCATTTTTCTTCAAATCCAGAAGTTCCTTTTGTAAAGCGGCAACAGAGGCTTCTAAAGCACGAATCTTACGTCCAACGGGATTAAATCCTTGATAGTTATTTCCACTAGCGCTTGAGATTGAAGACATATTCTAGAAACATAATACAATACATTAAAAGGATTTCAACGCATAAAATAAAAAAAATTAAAATATAAATTTACTTTATAAATTAGTATCAAGAAATGATTATTCCAATTCGTTGTATGAGTTGTGGTAAACTTATTGCGGATAAGTGGAGATATTATCAAGATGAAGTAAAAAAAATGAAAAAAGATGATTCTCTTGAAAGATATTTCTTTGATGGTAAAAATATTCCAGATACACCTGAAAAGAAAGTGATGGATAAGTTAAATTTTAAAAGGCCATGTTGCCGTAAGCATTTTCTAACTCAAATAGATTTACTAGAGAAGATATAGATAGTATGGAGTTCTTAGTTCCATCTTTATTTATATTATTATTGGCTGGAATACTCGTATTTTTTGTAGTTCCCCGAGTATCATCATTTATAATTTTTATAATTTCTGTCATATTTTTATTTTTAGCAGTCTATTCTCATTATCAAATGTTTAGTCACGAATATAAAACAAGTGCTTGGCGTGATTCAATTCAAACATATGCACCAACAATATTAATAGTTGCGATTGTAATTGGTGTTATTGTATCATTTTCAAATCTTTTTACAAATATGCAATTCAATATTCGTATGCCAAGATTTAACTTTTTTACACCAAGAAATACAAAGAAATTTTCAAATATTGAGGGATATTCTGAAATACCACTTACAAAACTACGCGAAATAGAAAGACAGTTATAATAGATGGCTAGGCAAACAAGGAAAAAAAAGAGTTCTACGAATGTAGCAAAACCTTTTACAGTTCCACAACTACGAAAGGCATTTGAATTAGTTGATATGGAAACAAGAAAGATTTTAGCAAAACATCCTATAAATGATTCATCTGTTTCTGAATTTCAGAAAGTGTGGAAATCAATCTTTCATAAAGTAATTGATGCGCAAGCAGCAAGATCATATTTACAATTACAATCAAAGACTAAAAAGAAAACAAAAGGAACACGAAAGAGTCAAAAAGGTGGTTCTGCTCCGGTTGATTATATGCTACGTCCCGGACTTGATGGAACGCATGGTGTATTCTTACCATATGTAAGTTCCGGATTAAGCTTTTACAATAATATAAATAATATTGCCATGGATTCTGATTGTGGCAAAGTTGATATTACTCCACAAATAGCAGCAGATATGGGATCTAATAAGTTCTATAGTGGTGGAGCGAGTCTAGGTGAATTAACAGGCTCTAGAATTATCCCAGCATCAGTGCCTCCCTCAGTATTACAAGATGCTCAAGATACAATGCTTGGTCGTCCTTTAGGAAACTCTCCTAGTGTATTAAATACAAAATATCAAGCTCGGTAAGCAATAGTGTAAAAAGCACATAAGAATTAACCTCATATTTCATTAGGTCAATTATTATGGAAAGGAATACCGATTCTAGAACTTATGCTGAATTGTTATTAAAAAATTATTTTAAAACATTTCCATATCCTTTTACACATCATCAGATTAATAGTTTTGATCAATTTGTAGGCACTGATATACCAGCAATTATAAAAGCAGCAAATCCTATATTATTACTTCAACAACGTATTGGTACTAGTGATGAATTCTCTTACAAAGTAGAAATTTTTATAGGAGGATTAGAAGGAGATAAATTTTATATAGGAACACCGTCATTATCATTAAAGGAAGGACAAGAAGTAAGAGTGTTGTATCCAAATGAAGCAAGACTACGTAATTTGACGTATGCTTCTTCAGTAGAAGCAGATATAACAATAAGAGTAACATTTGTAAGACCAAATCCTTCTGGAAAACTTGAGAAACAGATTGTATTATTAGATTCTCAAGATCCTAAATATAGTTATTTATCACATCTTCCACTATTTCAACTTCCAATTATGCTCCATAGTCGTTATTGTCTATTACATGATAAACCTAATATATTTTTAAAAACAGTAGGTGAATGTTCTTATGACTATGGAGGTTATTTTATAATAGATGGTTCTGAAAAAGTATTAATAACACGTCAAGAACAAGCATTTAATACATTATATACGACTAAACAAATAAGAGATCCTCAAGTTGATGTATATGCTTCAATTCAATGTTTAAATCCTAATACAAAACAAGTAAAACGTGTTGCGTTAATATATCTAAAAAATACAAATACACTTGAAGTAAGTATTCCATTTGTGCGTAAACCAATTCCAGTATTTATATTATTTAGAGCATTTGGAGTTCAAAGTGATGAAGATATTTATCGTTTAGTATTTCCAAATGAAGAAGATATAGAAGCAAAAATATTAGGTCCATTACTCCATGAAAGTATGGTAGATGCTCATCCTTTTACAGATACATATATGTCAATTCAATATATTAAAACATTAACAAAGGGATTTTCTGAATCTCATGTATATAATATATTATATAATCAAACATTTATTCATGTTGAAAATAAACCATTAAATAAAGCAGTATTTTTAGCAGATTGTGTGCGAAAAATATTAAGAGTTCAATCTGGTTATAGTCCAAGCACAGATAGAGATGATATTAGAAATCAACGTTGTTTAACATCAGGTCTTTTAGTGCGTATGTTATATCAAAATATTTATACAAAATGGACAAAAGAAGTATCAAGAGCAATTGATAAAGAATATAAATATAATACAACAATTTATGAAGGACAAAACTTTTTAAATCTATTCTTGCCAGGAAATATTAATACACTATTTCAAGTTGGATTTATAACTGCTGGGATTAATAGAGGATTCAAGGGAAAATGGAGTTCTGGAGTTGGTGAAGAAAAATCTGGAGTATTACAACCTCTTTCACGATTATCATATTTAGATTTCTTATCACATTGCCGACGAGTTGTATTAGATTTTGATACTGGAATGAAACTCCAAGGACCTCGTCGTCTACATACAACCCAATTTGGATATTTCTGCACATCAGAAACCCCTGGCGGTTCAAGTATTGGTATCACAAAGAACTTATCAATACTTACAGCAATAAGTCTTTCAATGAATCCAGCAATTTTTATAAATTGGTTAATTAAAATGGGTATTATTCCAATAAATGATTTAACTCCTTTGATGATGAAGGTGGCAGTTCCAGTATATGTGAATGCTGGTATTGTAGGATTTTGTTTAAAACCTTTAAAATTAGTAGAAGCATCTAAGGCTCTAAAACATACTGGATGTTTACCGCCATATAGTTCAGTATCTTTTAATATTAGTGAGAGAAAAGTAAGTTTCTTTTTTGATGAAGGTCGTCCAGTAAGACCTCTTGTAATTGTAGAAAATGGTAATTATCCATATGAAAGTATTATGAAAAAAGAATCTTGGAGAAATATGGTAATGGGAACGTTTTCTAAAACAAAAGATTTTAATATTAATAGCACTATTTTTTATGATCCACTTGTTGATAATGAAAAACCAACATTTGATGATTATATAAAATTATTAAAACCATTTGAAGGGATTATTGAATATATTGATCCTTATGAATCAAATGAATCATATATTGCGATGTATCCAGAATTAATTAAAAAAGAATCTACACATGTTGAACTCCATCCTTCAAGTATTGTTGGATTATTAACATCTATGATTCCTTTTCCCAATCATAATCAATCTCCAAGAAATCAATTATCATGTAGTCAGTCAAAACAAGGTGTATCTATCTATTCTACAAACTATCCAAATCGTTATGATAATCAAACGCATATATTATGTTATGGCGAAGCACCTCTTGTTCGCACATTATATTATGATTATGTTGCGGATGGACAAATTGGATATGGCCATAATTTAATTCTAGCAATGGGAATATTTAGTGGATATAATCAAGAAGATGGTATTGTATTTAACGCAGATTCTATTGCACGTGGTATGTTTAGAAATATTACATTTAGAAGCTATGAAGCATTTGAAGAAGATGATGAAAAAGCACATACAAAAACACGTATTGCAAATCCAACAAGTGTTCCAGCATGGACTAGTTTGAAAGCGGGATTGGATTATAGAAAGTTAGATGAACGAGGTATAATTAAAGTTGGTGAATATGTTGATGAAAATACAGTATTAATAGGACGTTATATTCAGAGCGGAAGTGGCAGTTTTAATGATGCTTCAGTAACAGGACAAGTATGGACGACTGGAACAGTTCAAGATATAAGTGTAACAGTAAATAATAAAGGATTAGCATTAGTAAAGATTCGTGTATTACAAGACAGAATTCCAGAACTGGGCGATAAATTCTGTTTAACAGATGATCATGATGTATTAACAAAGAATAGAGGTTGGGTATCAATTGATAAAATTACAAAAGATGATGAGGTTGCTCAATTAAATAGGGACTCTAATACAATGGAATACGTAAAACCAAATGAAATATATGTATTTGATCAAAATGGTATTATGTATGAAGTTGAAAATCAAGAAGTAAGTTTGAAAGTTACATTGAATCATAGAATGTGGGTTTCTACAGAAGAAAATAATGATATCTTCAAATTATGTTACGCTAGAGATATTATTGATAAAGATGTATATTATCAAGGTATGAATAATGAGAATTATTTTGTGGGACAAAAATATGGAAAACTTATAGATTTTACTGGAAAAGTATATTGCATAAGTGTTCCATCAGAAGTATTTTTAGTAAGAAGAAATGGAAAAATTGTATTTACTGGCAATAGTAACAGACATGGTCAGAAAGGAACAATTGGTATGTTAATCAGAGCTGTAGATATGCCTCGTTCTGCAAATGGAATTGTTCCAGATATGATGATGAATCCCCATGCGATTCCATCACGCATGACAATCGCACAACTATTAGAAGGAATTCTAGGAAAATCTGCTTGTTTAGCAGGATTTATAGGAGATGCTACTGCTTTTATGAATGAATCCAATATTGAACAAAATATAGGAGATGTATTAACAAATCAATTTGGATTACATAGACATGGAGAAGAAATATTATATGATGGAACAACGGGTAGTATGATACCATCAACAATCTTTATGGGAAATGTATATACTATGAGACTAAAACATATGGTGGAAGATAAATGGAATGCTCGCGGATTAGGAAGAAGAGAGCAGAAAACACATCAGCCAACGGGAGGACGTGGTAATCAAGGTGGATTACGTATTGGTGAGATGGAACGTGATGCTTTATTAGGGCATGGTATTTCTGCTTTTACACAAGAATCATATATGAAGCGTTCTGATGGAACCATTATGACAATATGTAATGGATGTGGAACAGTTCCAATTTCTAATGAATCTACTAATTTATATATATGTCCATTATGCGATGGACCAGTACAGTTTGTAGGAGATAATATAAATAATTTTGAGTTATTACCTACATTAAAAAGAAGTATTACAACATTTTCAAAGATTGAAATACCATATTCAATGGAGGTATTAAATAAAGAATTAAATACATATATGAATATATTTTTAAGATTTTTAACAGCAAAAGATGTATCCCATATAAGAAAAACTAAAAATGGAGGATTAAGTGAAAAGGAAATTAAGGAATTATTAAATACAGAATTACAACCAAGAGTATTTAATGATACAAATAATCCAGAAATAAAAGAAGAAGAACCAAAAATAGTAGTAAGTGATACGCAAAAGAGACAATTAGGAGAAATACCAGAAGAAGTTATACCAGAAGATGAAAAATTACCAGAAATTACGATGTCCGCAGCAAAAGCAGAACTTGATACATTAGATGAGTTAGATACTGATGATATAACAGTGACACAATCAGTAGTAAATACAATACCACCTCCTCAACAAATGGTAATGGTAATGCCACTAGAAACAGCAATGGCATTGAATACTACTACTGTATTACAATCACAAGTGCCAAACGCACCCCAGACACTTATGGTGGATACAAGTGCTCAAGCAATGAGAGCACAAGGATTACCACCCGTAGAAGAAGAAGTGCGTTTAAGACCAATATTAAAACGCAGTAATAGCCCAGCACCAGCAAGAGTTAAGAAAACAACATTTTCAATAAATAAAATGGGTGGTAATGATGATAATGATGGTAATGATACAGAAGATATACCAAAAAGCAATATGACAGTAAATATTATAAAAGAAGAATAAAAGCAAATAAGTAAAAAAATTAAATTATTTAAAAAATAATTAATAGTATTAGTTAAAAATGGATGCTGAAGTATATGATGTATTATTCAGAAGTCGCAAAACTCTACTGAATATATTAGCAGAGAAAGGCTATGATATTAGCCAATATGAAAAATTTGGTCCATGGGAGATTGAGACAATGATTTCAAATGAAAAGAAAAATTCTCTAGGAATGACGTTAACAAAGAAAGAAGGGGATGAAAAATGTATTGTAATCTATCGTCTAAATAAACTTAAACAAAGTATTACAAAATTTATTCAAACCCATTTTATTGATGAAGAGTCTGATGAATATATCCCTGATTCACAAAATGCTGAAATTATTATTATGCTACTAGAAACAGTAAATAATCCAGTATTTCACGATGCTGCTTTATCAATTTATCAAAAACACAAAATTCGTATTTCATTCTTTCAAGCTCATAGTTTAGTGAATAATCCCAAAGATCATATTCTTGTTCCACCACATACACTTGTAGCAAAAGAAGATATACCAGAATTAAAAAAGAAGTTAAATATTCAAAGTGTATCAAATCTTCCATTTATTCGTTTTCATCAAGATATACAAGCAAGATTACTTGGAGCAGTTCCCGGTGATGTAATTAAAGTTACACGTCCAAGTCCATCAGCTGGATTAGAATTTGTTTATAGAGTTTGTGTTCCTTAGTTAGGAAATGTCTATACCAACAGATTTATCAACATTAACAACAAATGAAATTAAAGATTTAATTAATACAATGTTAGCAGATTATAATGAATCGTCTCATAGTTTTAATACTGCGGCATATAGAACTTATATTCCAACATTTTTAAATGAATTACAAAAATTAGTATCATCAAATCCAGCAACTATTTTACAAAATACGAATAATAAGTTATTTGAAATAGATGATGATATAATTAAAGCAAAAGAAGATTTGCGTATATCTCAAGATAGAGTAAATAGTTTAAGAGAATCAAATAAACAAAGTTATTATGAAAGTTGGTTTCCTATAAATAGACCTTTACGGAGTTCAACAAATATAATACTTATAGGAATTGGAATATTTTTTTTTACTTTAACATTTTTTATGATTCTTCATTCAATGGGATTTGCGTTACACATGAATATATTATGGGCACAAGATATGCAAAAATTAAGAATTTTATTTCCATTTGGTATTACACCTACTTTAATAATTATTGGATTAGCAATAACAGTAGGATTCTTAGCCTTTTTAAGAAAAACATAAATAAATAGGATGAAATATATAAGAATAAATTCTATAAGAATAAATTCTATAAGAATAAATTCTATAAGAATAATTTCTATTATGATTATTATACTCATAATAGCAAGTATAAGTTATAAAGTATATGAAAAATTTCAAATAGCAGATTGTAATACATTAACAAATTGTAAATCATGTAGTAACTCATTTGGTTGTTTATGGTGTGTTAATTCTAATAAATGTGTTTCAGATTTGAGTAATTCTATTTTATGTCCTCAAGAAAGCACAATAGCAGATCCGATGGCATGTGATATAACTAGTAATCCCATTGATAACTCTGGTTCAACATTTACTGGAGGAAATTGTTCTGTAAATAGTGATTGTAAATCATGCTTAACATCTCCGGGTTGTTTTTGGTGTGCTAATAAACAAGTATGCTCATCAGAATGTATAGACGATCCTTCCATTTATAATTCTATTGAGCAATGTGTTTTACAAAAGAGTATTAGTATGAACACTGCTGTCTTTTCACAAACTGATTCTATAATTCCTGTTATGGGATTATCAAGAAATACGGATGGTTCTCTTACAACTCAATCATTAAAAATCATATTTGATTCATTTTCCTCAAAAGGAATGCCTATTATAGATTCAGAGTCAAAACAAAAAGCTTTAACACTAATTAATTCTGAAAAGAATGCTTATAATAATAAGTTTAAATCATATATGAATACCTATGTTGATAAGTCTATTGATTTTGTATCAGATGGTGGATCATTATCAAATGCTCAAGATATAAAAAATCATATTCAAGATTTGAATGATATATCCCGGTATATAAATAATTTTGATATATCAACGTATGTGGAAGGATATCAAAATATTGACAAATTTGATTATACATTGCAAGAAAACAGAGCAGTGAATTACAGAATACAATTATTATGGTTAGGTAATTTAATAGCACTTGGAACATTATTTTATTTAATGAAATAATAGTATGATACAAGATAAAGATAGATTTTATGGCGAATTAAATCGCTTTGGTGAAAATAAATATAAAAATCGTCTTGATACATTATTTGTATTTCAATTAACATTTATTGTTATTCTTGCTTTTATTACTTTATATTATTTGAATTATATTAATTTATTTTCAACAGCAGCCTTATCAATTATAACAATTATATTAGTAATATTTATTTTATTAATATATCTAAACAGAATTATTGTTGATCCTAAATTTCGTAATCAAAATAACTGGGATAAATATAATTTTGGCGATGGGACTTTAACACCTCCTAAGGGATATATATCTGCTGGGGTAAGTGGTGGAATACAAGGATCTACTCCGACTCGTGTATGTAATACGCAAACTACTTGTAGCGATACTTCTTCTTAGAAATATATTAGATGACTGATCTTCCTATAAGACAATTATTAGATACTGCTTCTTATTTAAACTCTAAACTTGAAATACAAAATCAAGATGATTTGAAGAATAAAACACTACTAAAAAAAGAATCATTAGAAGGACAAAAAGTAATTCTTCAAGATTTAAAAGATGCTATTGAAACATATAATCGTGAATATATTGAACGAGAATCAGATTTAAATACAACACCAAAGGCTACATTTACAAGTGTTCAAGATTATAGTTTATTTTTATTCTTTGCTGGATTTGCTGTATTTAATTTAGCAATATTAATATATATATTTAGATTTTCAAATTATCCTTTTATTCTTGGTGCTTCATTTATGCTTTTAATTACTTTAATATATATATTTTTAGTGTTTGTTATCCAGAGACTTGGTTAAGAAGTCGTATTAAAATATGCTTTAATACAATTAAATGTTTTTCCATCTTGAGGCTCTCCATATTCATTGGCAAGTCTCTTGCTGAAGTCATCTTTCTTCATTTTTCTATAACCATATTCTTTTCCACTTGCTTCAAACCATTCACCATATACACCCCAAATATCATTCATAGTAGAATTACTATCATTATCTTTAATAATACATTCATTCTCAAACTTAGCATATGGATCATTTGCTGCTTTATAATCATCACTTGCTTTCTTTACACATAAAGGTGTAGGTTCCAGACCAGAGGTCAAGTATTCTGTTTCATAAATATACACTAGAAGGCTTAGGAAATGTTCACGCCATCGCACTAGTTTTTCATCCAAGAAATTATCTCGTAAGAATACATTTTTTTTATTAGAAATATATTCTGGATCTTCTTCTGATACGAATTTGCTAATAAAGTTAAGAACACGAATACGTCTCCATGTTCCTCTATCTTGTGAATCAACACTTGGTTTAATATTACACATCATATTCATTTTACCAGTAATTTTAAACTTTTCTTGATCTTTGAATAAGCCACGAGCTTCAACCATATCTTCACCACTAAACTGTTTCATGCGGCTTGTATTAAGAGGCTCTTTAGGATCAGGCTCTTGAAGATAAATGAAACGTCTATTTTTAATAGCCATAATTTCTGGATTTGCTGCGCCAGCATCAGGGCGTTTACGTGTTAATGCTGTTGCTTGAAGAGACGATTGATAATCGCCAAATACAAGACACATAAGAGTTACAATTTTAGATTTACCATTACCACCAACACCTTCCCATACATAATATTGTTGTTCACGATTACAACCTTCTAGACAACTTGCGAGTAGTCGCAAGAAATAATCACGGAGGGATTTATCTGGGAAAATCTTATTAAAGAAATCAAAGATTTCTTCATACATTGGATCTTCAGAATTATAAGGAATATAATTAATTCCTTCAGTATATTCTGGATAATTATAGCCAGCTAAGAAACTTACATAATCTTCTGGAATACCGGGTCTGAAAATGACATGTTCTTTAGGATTTTCAGATGTCTTTACACGGAGTTGAATAATACCATTGCGACAAGCAAATAGATAAGGATCTTTATTTAATTTATTAGTAAAATCTTCATCACAGAAAACGGTTTCAGCCATTTTCATAGTTGCTTCCACAAATCCATTTGTAAATAAATTATTTCTCATTTTCTGAAAACGTTTTACTTCTGCTTGCGCAACATCAATATCAGATTTTGATAGATTTGGATCACATGCTCTTAAACTATATTTATGACCTACCTCAGTAATATATTTTGCCACTTCAGTAGAGATTTTTGTTTTCAATTGAATACCTTGATTAATATGTTTCCACATATTCATTTTATCATCATAATAATACCAATCAGTATTACGATTATTAATAGAAGCAACATAATTATTTTTATAAATCTTTTTCATTAGTTTTGCCATATGAAAATGAGTTCCATCTACTTCATTTCTAATATATTCATGGATAGAATCATCAATAATTTTTTTATAAACTTCTGGATTATCATGCTTTGCCCACATATGAAGACTTCGCTCAGTTAGACGAGGGCCATCAGAAGAACCATTCCGCATTTTATGAAAGAACTCAGCACGAAGTTGTGCAATATTATTATTGCGAAACTTTGAAGAATATTCACTAAAATTCATCCATAAAGTAAACATTTCATCTGATTCTTCAATATTATGAAGAGCCCAACCAAGACGCATCCAACTATCATATGACTCTGCTCTTTTATGATCTAGACAATCCATTACAAGTTTTGTAATAAGATGTTTTTCTTGTTCATTTGGAGGAATCATAACAAAGTCTTGAATATTCATTGGAACATATTGTTGTTCATCATCATTAAGTTCTGGAAGTTTTCCATTTAATAGAATTTCATAATCATCAATCATATCTTCACGCACTATATTTTCATCATCAGCAATATTATAACGAATACTCAAAAGTTCTAATAGCTCACGATTTGAATAATTTGTTTGATCTTCTTCCCATGTATTATTATTAGGATCATATACATATACATTTGATAGTAGATAAGGAGGAACACTTGGTTTAGATTCACCATATGGAAACCATCCTTGTTTGCGAGTCATTGATTCATCATATACTTCTTTATCATCATTAATGTATCCAGTACCATCAAAGCAAGCTTTGAGAAAACCTTCTTGGAGAATATAATTGCGGATCACTTTTTGTTTTTCATTTTTTAGAGTAATATCTGGACATTCAATATGTATTCCATCTTTAATGTATGGTTTACTTCCTTCACGATAAGGACTTGGTCTTTTTGTAATAAAGAAACGAAGTTTATCATACCCTTCAACATTAAAGAATTTACGAACTGTTTCTCCAATTTTCATTGTAAAATTGAATACATGTGTTTCTTTGAATTTTCTAATTTTATTAGTTTCAAGAGAATAATGAAAATCAATATCTAACATTAATGGTTTGGATTCATTTATTCTTGGATGTTCAATAAGATTTAATGGTGTTCCTTGTTTTACAAATAGATAATCATGTAATAAATCATAGAATTTTGAATATTTATCATGCGGAATTATCCATCTTCCACCAAATGTCGTTCCCATGCCGGTTAGACTTGATTCTTTAGAATTTTTTGAAACATTATCACTAAGAAATGTAAATAGTTCATGATTACGTAGTAAAGAGGACATTCTAATACTTTTCCTATGGATAAAATTGGATTAATTTTTTTGGTTTTTTACTATAAGGTATAAAGGGATATATTTAATTAATTATACATGAATAATAAGCGACTACAAAAAGAATTATTACAAGTAAATGATAAAAATATAAAAGATCAAGGTATATTTTATTTTATTGAAAATGATTCATTAAATAAAGCAACTGCTATTATTTTTGGTCCTAAAGATACTCCATATGAATTTTGTCCACTAGAATATAGTTTTTCTATACCAAATGATTACCCATTTTCTCCACCAAGTGTTTTATATAAAACTAATGATGGAAAAACAAGATTTCATCCTAATTTTTATATTGATGGAAAAGTATGTTTGTCAATTTTGGGAACCTATTCTGGACCAAAATGGGCATCTACCATGAATATATCCACAATTCTTTTGAGTATATATTCTTTAATGAATGATAATCCTCTTATAAATGAACCATGTTATGAAACTACTACATTAAATAATCCTAAAAATCTTCAATATGCACAATATGTTGAACATCAAATGATAAAATTATTTTTAAATATGTATGAAGATAAATATTATGATAAATATAAAAATCTAGATACAGAATTTAAAATTAAAATAGAAGAATATTATACAATTATTAAAAATAAAGTTATAATGAAAGCAAAAGATCAAGAAATATTATTTACTATGTTAACATATAATATGTCTGGATATACTACATATAAAAAATTAGCAACAAAATATGAAAAAAATTAAAATTTTTTTAATTTAAATGAAATTATAGAACAAATGGATTATTTCTGCCCAACATGTAAAAATTATCTGTATCCTCAAGTTGATGATAATAAATTAACAAGAATCTGTAGAACATGTGGATTTCAAATGGAAGATAAAGGTGGTCTAGTGATGGAAACATTTGTAAAACAAAAATCTACTGATTCTTATAAAATCTTAGTGAATGAATTTACCCGGCAAGATGCTACATTACCATATCTAACCGATTTAAAATGCCCTAATACTCAATGTTCTTCAAATAAAGGAACATCAGAACGTAAGATATATTATATTCAATATGATCGTGAAAATCTAAAATTTGTTTATATATGTAGTACTTGCGATCAAACTTGGATTAGTCGTTAGCTTTCAATTTCATTGAACTAAAGTATAAATAGGATGAGTGGCACAATAAAAAAAAGAAAATTTTTTTATGTGTCAGAAGAAGCAACAAAAAAAAATAAAGAAGGTGGCAAATTAGAGATAAAAGAAAATTTAGGTGTAAAAACAAAAGAAAAACCAGTAACTGAAGCAAGAAAAACAATAAAAGAAAAAGTTTCCGCTCTTGGTGAAAAATTAGGATTAAAACGAGAAACAACTGGAGCACCGACAAAAGAAGAAGTATCAGTTGCTGAAAAAGAATCTACAAAAGAAAAAAGTATTTCTGAAAAAGCTAAAGAAAAAGCAGCAGAAAAAGAGGAAGCAGCTAAAGAAGAAGAAAAAGTAAAAGAAGAAAAAGCAACAAAAGAAGCAGAAGCAAAATCAAAATTAGAAGCACAATTAAAAGATCCTAAATTTAAAGATAAATTAGAAGCTATTACTGGTAAAAAAACAGAATCATTTGGAACAAAACCAACTGAAGCAACAATTAAAAATGAAGTTACTAAAAAAATAGATGATTTAAAAGCTAAAGCCGATGAAAAAGCTAAAGAAAAAGCACAAAAAGAAAAAGATGATTTAATAAAGAAAAATCAAGAACTTACTTCTGGTAAAAAAGATTTATTAAATAATAACATAAAAGGATTAAAAGATAGGTTTGACGATGCTTTATCTAAATTTAGAAAAAAATCTGATAAACCACCTCGTGATCCAAGCGAAATAATAAAAGAAAAAGAAGCTAAAGATAATGCTGAAAAGGAAAGGGCAAAAGAAAAGGATCATGAAGATGCACGAACAAAAACAAGAGCAGATGAAAATGATCATGCTACAAATGAAGCACATGCTAGAGATGAAGCTGCTAAAGAGCGTGATCCATTAAAGAAAGGTGAAAAAGATCCTAGAGATGATGAAAAAGT